GTTAAAACCTCAGTACATTTTTTAACAATCTGCTGATTCTCTTCATTTTTGGATTTGTTCTTTTCTTCAAGTTTTTTCAGCTTTTCCTTGTTTTGTTGAACGTCTTCTATCTTATATGTTAATATTCTATCTGTGGTTTCAGTTAATTGTTTTTCAATTCTGGATATGGTTTCATCTATCGCATTCTTTCTACGATCTCTTTCTTCTGAATTTCTTTTATTTTGATCCAATACTAGTTTTATTGTTTTTTCCAAATCGGAATATTTTTCAGATTTCGATTCTATTTCCTTCTTCACCTCGACATATTCTTCTTTCAAATTGGAATTCATTCTTGAGAATACGTCCAAATTGAATATGCCTTCAATGAATTTTTTCTTATCCAACTTCTTCTGAGCCATGAAGGGTATCGTGGAGTTAATCGAGAGGCATATGCAATTCGTGAATATCTCTGGTGTGAGGTTTAAAATTGAAAGAATGTATTCAGTAGTGTTTGCTATACTATCCCTACTTACATCTTGACCGTTCTCGAACAAATTCAACTTGGAGGGTTTTATAGTCCTGATGATCTCGTATTCATTCTTATCTATGGAAAATGTCAAAGACACCTCCGCAGTTTCATTTGTGAGGTTATTGACAACAAACTCCTTTTTAAGTTCTCTTGTTGTCTCCCCGAACAATGCAAAGTAAAAGGAATCGACTAGAGAACTCTTTCCAGTTCCATTTTGACGATCCATCAAGTCCTTGTTTATTCCCGTTATGATGTTCAGTCCCTTTTGAAAATCCACAACAACAGGAGTCTTTCCTATGCTTAGGAAATTTTTAACTTTTAATGTTTTAAATACTACTTTTTTCACGATTGTTTATATAATTCCACTGTGTATTTTGCAACATCTTCTTTATTATCGATGTCTAAAAGTTTAACAAAATCAAAAATCGCTTTTTCCATATCAATTCCAGACAAGTCAAACTCCTCATCCAATTCTTCAGAAACAGGATTGAATGCAATTGTATTGTCAAAAGAAAGAGATATTGGGTTTAAATTTTTTATATTGGCTGAATATTTTTCCAATTCCTCGCTTTCTATGTTTTTATCGACAATGATTCTTACAATGTTGTTTTCTACATTTTGTTCCGAACTCTCATATTCCGACAGTTTAATTTTTTTATGTTTAGGTGAATTCTTGTTTTCATAGAATGTATAAGAAGTGTCATCGAAATTAACGATATAATATCCCTTTGTCGATTCAGTGTCTCCAAAGTCCATCTCAAAGGGGTTTCCAACATATATAATCTTGGAGTCCTTATATTCTCTCTCATCTCTCAAATGAAAATGCCCACTAAAAACAAGTGGTGCTTTCTTGGATACACTTGATGGTGAAAATCCATGTTCACATAATTTATATGTGTTCATTTTGAAGCTTTCTATTTCAAAATGACCCATCAACACATCGCATTGAGGAATATCCTTCATTTCAGTTCCCCAAGGACACATGAATACTTTCTTTCCAGCAAATTCAAACATCTTGGGCTTATCTACGATTTCAATGTTAGGATATCCTTTAAAAACAGAAAGAGAGTGGATATCTGCCTTGTCTTTCAAGAAACTACAATGGTTGCCAACGATCATTTTAAGCTGGAAATCCTTGAACTTATCGGTTATATCTGATGCAACGTGCAAAGTATTAACCGATATGTCCGATCTTGAGTGGAAATAATCTCCTAGAAAAAGTATGTTTTTTATATTCTTCTTCTTTAATTCTGAAATAAACCAATCACTCCAATCGTTGGCTATTTTGTGCCAAGTAGAACTGTTTTGATGTACACCTAAATGAAGGTCTGAGAAAATTGCATAATTATTATCCACTTGTTTCGATTATAAGTGATTTTCAATAATTGTCAATCTTGTCGATTGATGCTGGCCTTGTATAAACTTTACTTGATCCGTATTCTTCATTATCATTCATCATAATATCGAAGTTTCTTTCTTTGTATTCTTCAACAACCTCGTGGTGTTTCTTTTCCTTTTTAATTCTACAAATAAATGCATGATATGCTATTGTTGTAAAGTAACCAAATGGAGAAAAACCTTGATTTAATTTAAATTTTTTATGAAGAATGGCTTGATACATCTTGAGAACAGCATCTCCCACCATGTCTTCTTTGTAGCTGTTTCCGGTGACATATACGTATTTCCCTCGTCTACAAACAAAAGTACCATATTCCGTAGATGGACACCATATTTTCCCTTTGTAATAAATTTCTTTTTTAGTAATTTCTGAAAAATTCTGAAAAAAATCAGGGTTGGGATGGGTAAGCATATTGTCGCCATCTTTAAATTCTTCAATTGGCTTAATGCCGTGTTCTTGACACACAAACTTATGGTTAGGTGTTACGAAGGCATCAATAACATCCGAATCCAATTTTATCATATTTCCATCATAATCGCCTTTATAAATGTCTTTTATTTTACTCCAAACCAATTGTTTTGTTTTAACATCATATGATTGGATTTGATCATCTGTGCTAATTTCGGAGTGATTGAGCCATCCTCTTTTTGTGAGTGCCTCGGTCTGTTCATCTACGCAGTAATTTATGAAGTTACCAGCATAGGAAAGTCCTTGGGCTATTTTCTGAATGCTATCTCCAAGATAGTTGGTTATGATTCCATCATCGTAATACTTGATCAGGGCATCTTCAAATTCCCTAGCATTTACATAATGGGGTTTATCTTCTGCTTTTTTTCTTTTTCTTTTTACTGGTTTGTCGTTATCTTTCATTGATTTTAATTCTTTGGTGTGGGATGTTTTCTTGTTCATAGAATTCTTGGCGTTTCATTTGATGCTGCATCCCATAGTACAATTGATCAGCCACATCTATGATATAAAGTGTATTTTTCTTTTCGTGTAAACGAAGACCTCTACCAATGCTTTGCAAAACTTTTATTTTGGATTTTCCTCCACCTCCAAAAATAATATAGTGAAGGTTTTTAATATTGATTCCTGTTGAAAATATTTTGGAAATAGCTACACATATGACATTTTCCTTAGTTTCCATTATCTTTCTTATTTTCTCTCTATCTTCCACTCCCATTTCTCCAGAAATATAAAAGACTTCTTTGTTTTCCAAGCCTTTACTTAAAACTTTGTAAAGAGTTTCACCATGTTCAAGATAATCTACAAGAATCAATGCGTTGTTTTGACAGTTAAGTGAGAGTTTTCGTATGGTTTCATTTCTGAATTGACTTTTTATAAGGAAATCAATTTCATTTCTATAGTTGTCCGTTGCAGCATTGCCTCCAAAATTTCTTATCGGTTTGGTTTTATATTCCAATTCGACAACTTGAGCTATTGCGGGAACAACGTGTTTATCTTCCCTTAATTCAAAGCTTCTTCTTTGGTAAATTATAGGACCAATCTTCCCTATAATTGTCCATTGGTCTATTTTGTCTTCTGGCATCGTACCAGTAAACCCAAACTTGTGGCTTGTTTGGCATGTTTCTATAATTTTTGTTATTTCGTTGGATTTTCTGATTTGGTGACACTCATCTACAACGAGAACATCTATATATTTCAACCAATCTATGTCGCTGTTCTTAGATTGCAGTATGGCACTTGTGCATACAACGACATTTCTACTCAAATCGAGCTTATCATCACCTGTCCACTTGGAATATCCAAAAGGAACACCGTATTCTTGAAAGTCACCACAAGTTTGAACAACTAGGCTCCTATTGGGAACAACCAAACAACACTTGAAGTTGCTGTCCATATTGTGTATTTTTGACAACAAGGAAGCCATTGTAAGCGTTTTTCCTCCAGCAGTGGCTAGAAGTATCGTTCCTCTTCCAAAATTCAGACATTTATCGACTATTTCCTTTTGGTAATCCCTCAATTTCAAATTAAGGGGGTATTCGTCTAAAGAAAATGATTCGGCCTTTCTCCAATCGTATGCTGCTGGATTGTTTTCCTTCAATAACTCTTGGTGAATCTTCACTCGATCCATCGAGTACTCCGTATTGTTCTTTATGAACTTTAAAATCTCAGGAAGAAGACAAGAATCGAATCTTCCGGTTCCTGTTATAACATACTTTCTGGATGGAATGAACCTGTTTCTCGCAAACTTGGCACCATCATTCTTTACAGAGAAGAATTCCTTTACTTCATCAAAGTAATCGCCTGAGTAAATTCCCTTTTTCTTCTTGTCATCGTATCCAAGATCTATCATGTGGTTTCCAACTGGACTATCTTGATAATGTTTCCAATGTCGAAACTCATGGATGACATTACCTTTTCAATCTTTTCCAGAAAATCGATAAGATTTTTACTTTCTTCTATCTTTTCATCGATTTCCAGAACGGATTCATGTTTTTCTGCAACATTCCTTAGAACGGGAGCAGAAATGGAGGCCACAGCCTCTTGTTTTATTTTCTCAATGACAATGTTTAATTGCTTTTTCTTGTCTTTCTCAAGTCTGTTTAAATTGTTTTTCTCTAAAATTAGACGAGAAACCCACTTTGCCTTCTTTGCTGGGAGAAGGAGAGATGATTCCTTAAGATTCATCTCATCTACGGTGCAATCTTGTTTTAGTTCCTCTATGTAATTTGATAAAGACATTTAAAATCTAAATAAATATAACTTATTTTTTAAAAAAGTCAAATAATGAATTTCGATAAATTAGTAAAATGTATTTTAGAGGACAATGCCGCTGGTGATGGGGGTGCATTTGGGTCTGGTGAATCATTCGGACATGGCGGTGCTATCGGCAATTCTGACTTTTGGAATACTGGAAGTGCAATTATTCCCTATGTCATGGGAACATTTAAAAGATCTGGGAAGGTAAAAGGGAAAAAGAAAAGAAAAAATGCAAAAAGAAGAAAGAAAAATAGATCTAAGTGATACTGGTCACTGGATTCTTCCATCAAATGTGGAAGAATTTGGAGATAATTCCAAAGATTACTTTGGTTTTGTATATAAAATAACTCTGCCCAATGGTTTCTGGTATATTGGGTCTAAGCAATTCGAATCTAAGAGAAAATTAAAGCCTTTGAAGGGCAAAACAAGAGCAAGAAGGACAGTTGTGGAGAGTGATTGGAGAGAATACACATCATCCTCAAACATGATAAACGACATTATATCCAAAGAAGGGAAGGGGAATATGAAGTTTGAAATCATAACTCTCGCAAGAGGCGGGAAGTTTGAATTAAAATATTGTGAAATGAAACATCAGGTTTTGGAAAATTGCCTTTTTGAAGAAAAGTCTCTCAATGGAATCATCAATGTGAGGCTTGGAAAGAAAAAAACTTTCAATTTTTAAAAATATTTTCATTCTACCCTATTGACTTTTTGGGGTAGTTGGGTTAAAATCATTCTGTGGATGCTTCAAAACCCTTTACACACAACAAAACATCTGAATATAAGAAAACTAGAAATGCATTTTTTGTAGAAAAAACAAATTTTTCAATTGTATTTTTAAATTTCTGTTTTATAATAAATCTGTGAATGATTTGAAAAAGAATTAGTTTTTTAAACATAAAATGCTCTACGAATTGATTAATTATAACACTTTATACAAGAATATCAAACTAGATATAGAAGAATTCTGTAAGAAATTTGAAATTTCATTTGAAAATTCCAAAGTAAAAACAAAAAGAGAACTTTTAATTTATTTTTCTCTTATTGAGATTTTAAAG